CAGTTAGAAATTGGTAATATGACTGTAAAACAACATGAGTTAATGCACAGTGTAGCTAGTTTTAGAGACGAGTTGTCTTTATTACAACAAGAGTTTGAAAAAGAATACGGAACTTTTGATGTAAATATTCAAACTGGTAAAATAAATTATCCTGAAAATGGCGAAGCTGATAAGAAAGATTAGTGTAGGTAAAGACTACAAAAACGATGCCATGCACTATGCTGTAGGTCAAGAGGTTTATGGTGGACATACTATTTGTGATATATTAGAAGAAGAAGACAAGTATTCTATATATATTAAAAAAAACAAAGATGTATTACCTTGGAAAGACTTCAATAAAAACATGGCCGTTTCTATAGAATATAACTTAGAATATTAAATTATGAGAAATTCACCCTTAAAAGCGTTTGTTTCCCCAGCGAAAAATAAACCTAAAAAAAACTTAGGAATAAAAACACAGGGCTTTAGCAATGTTAATGTTAAAGGAGTTAATTGGGGTGAAAACGTGAAAGAACTCAAAGGTACTGAACACCTCCAAGACATAAGGGTTTCTGGTATTAACTTGTCAAAAGATTTTAACTTAAGTAAAAATCTAAACTTAAGTATAAGTAATCCAGCTATAGTACACACGAGACCAACGTTTGGTGGTTCTTTTGTTGGGAATAAGTTTGGGAACGTAAAAGTTTTACCCTTTAGCCCAAACATTAAATTGACGTATAATATTCCAAGTAAAAAAGGGAAATGAAAAGCGTATACAACTTTGTTGTAACACCGATAGGAGAAAGATATAACAATAAAAAAAAGATAGGCGATTCAGAGTTAATAATAAACACTGATATTTTCAAGCATGAATTTGTTAATAGATTAGCAAGAGTTATATCAACCCCTATTATTGGTGATACAGATATAAAACCAGGAGATACTGTTTTAGTACATCATAACGTTTTTAGACGTTGGCACAACATTAAAGGTATTGAAAAAAACAGTAAAAGTTATTTTAACGAGTCAACATACTTTATAGGTAAAGATCAAATATTTTTATATAAAAGAAATAAAAACTGGTTTGCACCAAAAGGTTATTGTTTTGTTAAACCTTTAAAAGCTGTAGATCAGTTTAATATTGAGTCTGAAAAACCACTACAAGGTATTGTTAAGTATTCTGATGGTACTGTTAAAGTTGGTGATTTAATAGGTTTTACGCCTAACAGCAAATACGAGTTTATAGTCGACGGTGAAAGACTATATAGAGTTTTATCAAATTTTATTACAATTAAATATGAATATCAAGGAAACGAAGAAGAATATAATCCAAGCTGGGCGAAAAGCAGTTGATGAATTAATTAAAGTTGCTGAAGAAAAAATTATAACTAACACAGAAGATGATGTTAGTGCTGATAGATTAAAAAACGCAGCTGCTACTAAAAAGTTAGCTATATTTGATGCTTTTGAAATACTTAACAGGATTCAAGAAGAAGAAAACTTGCTTGATGGTAAAACACCTGAAGAAACAAAGAAAACTGTATTTAGAGGGTTTGCAGAAGGAAGATCAAAGTAATGTATAAGCAAGAGTTAGTAAAGGTCGTAGAACCTATAAAGAAAACAACAATAACGCGGCTGAACCGCACTAAAAAATGGAAATATGGATACAATAAAGAACATGATGTCGTGGTTATATCAAAAACTGGTAAAATTGGGGATATACTTGAGATCCAAGGTTTGCGCATTGCTTTGCCAATGCTGCCAGTGCACGTGCGCAAAAACGAAGTAAACAAGTGGCAAAAAATAGAATATCCAAAAGAATTAAGTAAACTTAAAAATATATTTGATTGGAGAGCATACCCAGAAGACCAAAAAGAAAAGTGGTATGATTATATAGACGAAGAGTTTAAACGTAGAGAATATGGCTTTTGGTTTATTAATAATAACAAACCTACATATATAACAGGTACTCATTATATGTATTTACAATGGAGTAAAATAGATGTAGGTGCACCAGACTTTAGAGAAGCAAATAGACTGTTTTACATATTTTGGGAAGCTTGCAAAGCAGACAAAAGATGTTATGGTATGTGTTACTTAAAAAACAGAAGATCAGGCTTTTCGTTTATGTCATCTGCTGAAACAGTTAACTTAGCTACAATATCAAGTGATAGTAGATATGGTATATTATCAAAAACAGG